TGATGCAAAATATGCACCTTGATATTGAGCTGGTCTTGATATGTTATTTAATGTTGCTTTTGTTAATTCTAATCCTTGTTGTTTATTTTTTAATGCTGTGTCTCTTAAATACATTGCTGTACTAAAAGACATAACTAAATCATCGTTATAGCCTGATTGTGCTTCTGCTCTACCGTTTTTCCAAACAAATACTTTCATTTCTTCAATTAATCGTTTTGAACGAATGATAACACTACGATCACCTATATATTCTCTTCCTTTATTAATTACTAACGGACGAGTTCTTAATGACATAGTAAAACCAGGTACCATTTTTGAATGATCATCATATTTGTTAAAATACGAATCAGATATTGAGGAGTCACTTTTAGATGAAAAATATAGATTTTTATATCCTCTTTCTTGTATAGCATCTAATGCCGCCCAACCAATATTTGCATTTTCAACTACAAGTAATGCTTCATTATATTCTGTTGCTATACCTGTAAGAAAATATCCGAATTCTTTAGGAGGCATTTGTCCTTTATATTCTGCTACTTGAGCATTAGTTTCTACATCAAATATATGAAATGCGGAGTAATCTCTACTATCACCTCTAGCGACATCGGCTACTACTATATAATTTCTTGAATAATCAGGTGATTCCCAAATCCATAAATTTTTATCAACACCACGTTTTTCCATAGGATCAGCGGCAGTAGTAGTCAACATATATTCAATATGTTCAGGAAAATACACTACATCACCTGATGTACTAAAATCGCAGTCACATTCTTGTGCTGCTAGTCTAGGATCACCTAAATCGGAATCTTGTTTTTTTCTCCAAGCTTCATCTCGTTCAGGATGAACGTACCAAGGTAATTTAATTGGCAAGAAATCATTTTCTTGTGATTCGGCTTTAACCCAAGTCTGATGGAACCAATTACCTGTACCATAAGGAGTAGATAATACAATTGCACCACCACCTGTAGCTAAGGTTTGTTGAGCAGATGCCCAAATCTCGCCTATGTTTTCAATAAATGCAGCCTCATCGACAATTAATAAAGATACAGCTTCTGATCGACCGGCATCTGATGCTGCTGATACCGCTTTTATTTGTGATCCATTATTTAATCGTAATGTTAATTTATTATTTTCGTCTGCTGGGACTTTTAGCCAGGAAGGTAAGTTATCAAACATGAATTTAACTTTCGTTACCATGTTTTTAGCTGTTTCTTGTTTAGTAGCTAAACAAAGTACATTTTTGTCTTTATGGAATATCATTAACCATAAGGAATATCCTGCAGCTAATGTAGAAATACCTAACTGACGTGATTTAAGTACTATAGAGTATGGATTATCTTTCCATAAATTTAATACTTTACCTTGAAAAGGATATAAGTTAAATACAACTCGCCCACGAATTGGGTTTTGAATATAACAGTATTTTTTCATAAAATGTGCTGGATCTTGAGCACATTTAATGTATTCTTCTCTTATTATTTGTTTTAAGTCTTGCGACATTATTTTTTCTTTTCTAATTTCCAATAAAACTTTAAACTTACAGTTGGTTTAAATTGGTTATTTAATCCCACACCTAAACCATAAGCTTGTCTATTTGTATTTCTAAATAAAAATTCAGGACCTAAACTAGCTAGTCCTGCTTTGCTTCCTGTTATTCCAGCTCCAATATAATATTCTCTTTTATTTTCAACTACTGTATTTGTAATAGTAATAATAGGTAATGTAAGACTATATTTAAGATCCCGATTTTTGATTTTATTTTGGGTTATTGAATCATTAATATAAAATTTTAAAGTATCATTAATTAACGAATCATTGTAAACATAAGTATCATAATAATCACCTAAAACATAAGCTGTATCTATATCATAAAGAGTATCATGTTTAACACGAGTATTCCATTTAGGAATATATGTTGGGATTTCTCTATCTACAGTTACATAAGAAGTATCAATAGTTCGGATTGTGTCAGTAAGTACTTTTTTACCCCCATCTCCACATTTTTGTAGTAAAATTATCACTACTAAAATAAAAATAAGAATAAAGTATACTTTATTTTTTATCTTTGACCAATTCATTACGATATAAGCTTATTAGTAAGGTCGCTGATTTTATATCCTTTGAGTGTAGTACTTCTGTTATTTTTAATATATTGTTTTAAAGCAGCCATTTTATTTTCACGTTCAGGTCCTTTTTTCATACCTTCAATTTTAGCTGTTAATTTTTTAACAATATCAGCTGCTTTATTAGCTGCTTCAATTTTTGAAGTATCCATGGTGCCTAATCCTCTCTCCGCGGCTTTAATATCTGCTGCTGATGGTTCTTCTATCTCAGGTTCATCAATCGGTTCCATTCCTTTTTCTTCCTCATCTTCGTCGCCAGCCATAAAGAATTCAGATTCTGGTTTTTCTGTTTCTGGTTCTTCTACTTCAGGTTCTTCAGGCTCTTCAGCTTTTGCTTTACCTGGTTTTTCAGAAACTGGGAGAGTAATTGCGTTTACACTACCGAATTTTTTAAGAATTGGATTGATTAATGCACTTGCTATACCTAATTCTGCTGCTAAATTTGCTTGGGTAAGACCCTGCTCACCTGCTGCTTCAATCGCATCTAACACTCTAGCATCTAAAGTACCAGCATAGATGTCTTTTAAAGCGTCAAATTTAGCTCTATCGGATACTCGGAAAAATTTGTATGAAGCTAATTCTTCTAAATCATCTTCTTTAATTTGACCTTTTTTAATATACTTAACTGTAGTACCAGCTGCGGATGCTTTTTGAGCTTGTGTTTTTTGATCAGATGTAGCTGTGTCAGATGTACCAGAGGGTGTTGGGATATCTAATTCAGCTTCTTTTAATTCATTTATGATTTCTTCACGGATATAGTCGTAGAGTTCTTTCCTTTTCATTATAATTTTTGTTATAAATATTATAAATTTAGATAGGATTTAATCTGGGTTAAACGTTCCTCGTTAGAACCAGCAATAATTCCAAAGTTTTGTATTTTATTTAAATGAGAAGAACATAGATATCTAATAGTTTCATCTATTCTAGTTCTGTAATTAGAGTCAGTAGTACGTACATTATTATCCTCAATTGGAACACCTGATGGTGTCACATAAAATATCCAATCATATTCATCAATAAATCTTGAAGCATATTTTTCAAATTCTTCTTTATCAGAAGCATTTATAGAATCAGCACACATTGTAAATGCCATTACATCTATAACTGTTCTATCAGTGATAATATTTTCATGAATAAGTTCAGAACAACGTTCAGCTAAAAATATTGTTTGACCCTTTAATGTACTATCTGTATTTAATGGAATACCTAAATCACGTAAATATTTACTACGCTCAGTAGCAAAATTATAGTTTTTAAATTCAGGTAATTCTTTTAATGAATTTACTAATGTAGTCTTTCCTACTGAAACTGTTCCACAAAATCCTATCTTCATATTAATGTCTCATTTTAGCAGAACCTGATTTATACCAAGGTAAGCCATTACCTTCTTTTTTTAATTTTTTAAATTCATCTTTAGCATATTGAAAGCCATTCAAATGATATTCTTCTTTACCATCAGGATGAATCACTGCTGGACCATCTGGATTATGAAGTTTACCTTCTCTAACATAACGAATAGTGCCATCAGGTGATTTAAGGCATTTAATCAAAAATTTTGGATCTATACTCATATAACTTATTTTAGTTTATATATTAAATATATATAAAATATTTTTGTAAGCAAAACTGATTAAGCTTCTTGAATATAAAGCATAAAATCTTCTAGTACTTCTTTCTTTTCAGGAGTAGCATTAATTAATGATTCAGTTAAAATTACAGATATATCTTTTTTAGATTCAACAATTAATTGTTTAAGTGAACCTAAAACAGACTCAGCTAAAATACAACTTTGTTCTTCACCGTAATCAGCTAAATCATTTAAATATAGATTAATATATTCGTTTAATTTATCTTGAGAGACATTCATAAATTATATTTTTTAAACGGTTTAATGCTTCTTTAAGTTTATTTATTTGACTATTTAACCAACCTAAACGCTCACCTAAACGTTTTCCTTCCATAGGAGCTTCGGTATTTTTAATAGATGATTGAAGTGGTTTCATATATTCACTTCCAGTTAAAAACACAAAATGATCCTTATCTAAATTTAAACCTGCGGATTTCATTTGTTTGATAGTTTCTTCAGCCCATGCTTCTTTTTCTTTTTTAGGCATTTCCTTAAGTGTTTTGTCATAAGGAGAAAGTACCTTAGTCATTGGAACTAAATGATGTTTTGCTGAGAGAATGTACATTTTATCTGGGTCCAGTGATTTACCATATTCTAATGTTTTTCTAAACATTGGAGACGCTGAATATAGTTCTTGTGCTGGGGATGGTTTGTCTAATTTAGATTTAGTACAACTTAAAAGTACAATCTTTGCCATTTATGTGTTTTATTATAAATATTACAGAGAAAGTATTTCTTTAATAAGAGATGTTTTACATAAATGGTTTATATGTACTGTTAAACAATCGCACATGGTTTGTTTATATTGTGGATATTTTTCTATAATTTTTTGAATAAATTCAGTATAATTCATATATCGATTCAAATTATATTTTAAAAGCGCTTTATGAACCATATGGTAATTTTTATTATCTGACTTATTTTTTAAACAATCAAAAATATTAGCTAAAAATAAAATGTATGGTTTAGACTCTTCAAAATCACAATTTGCAATGATTTCTCTAGCTATATTCCAGTTACTTTTATCTGTACTAGCTAACATACTATA